TAATAACGGACTCAAATTTTTGAAACACATAAAATCCAAATCTACATAAATCCCACCATAAACATAAATTATCATAAACCTAGCCATATCACATTTTTGAATATGAAATGGTAATGTTTCCCAAATTTTTTGATACTTGGCCAAAATTGGAAATTCTTTAAACAAATTTCTAATCTTGTCCATGTTCCAAAAATAATACTGAAATTCCGGATTATGTTGGCGGAAAGATTGAATATAGCGATCATATTTTCTGGGAGCATGATCATTATTTGAAATATTTTGGTCCAACCACATACGATGAATAATTTTGGGTATCATTATTATTTGGCTAGATATTATATTGAAAATATCTGGTCGAGATAAAAAATTAAATTTCTGGCAATAGCATCGTCCATGGAAATAACGCAATATTATTTTTTGATTTTCAATAAGATCCAATAACCATGTCCGGTGTCACAAAGTACGAAGATATTATGTTCCACGATGAGGACTATCGGATAAAATATCATGCAATGTATCCCACTGCCCGTACAAAGCTCGCGCCGCGACTATAAAGGAAACATACGCAAATTCAAATGCTGTGCATGTCTTGGTTTGGAAGTTGCTCATCCCAAGAATTGTTACGTTAGATAGGCCCAATGTTTTATATGCTACATTTGTTTGTGTCTCTTTCTTTGGATACATGGCCAATCAGAATCTCTACCCAGGTCTCGTTCTTGTTGCGGTAGAACTATGTACCAGATATTTGCTCTGTCAATGATCGGGATAATAATTAATGACTCTCTATTCGTAAAAAAATTGAAATCATTATTCTTAAAGAGGTTCATAGATCTTTTCCAAATCAAATTCGAAATTATCTTATCTTCAAATTGGGAACACGTGTGAAATTCTATCACAACTATGGCATTTTTTAGAAAAGTCAAAACATTTGTTGCAAAATTGAAATTTATTTCGTGGGGAAGCGAAACAGATAAGGATCCGAATAACTTTCCATTGCAAAGTTTTTCTCCTGTTAGTGATGATTGTTCTCTTACATTGACCCGGGCAGAAATTATGGAAATGATCGAAAACGAACTTACCATGGAATATATTGAAAAAATATGTGAGTATTTTCGCCAAACCATTAATTATCGCAGGAAAAAATTAATTACCAAAGATATTAGAACTTACCAAAACGTAGTTCTAAAATTAATTCGTGACGGAGCAAACCAAACATATATTAAATATTTATACGACAACATCGAATTGCCCGATGAAGAAAACTCGTATATTTTGAGAAGATGTGTCTCACATATTAATCATTTAGTCTGCAAGCCTGAACAATATGAATTGTCTATAATCCAACAAACTCTTAACAATATGGCCATTGTCGCTGATGCCATTGTCGAGAAAAAAGATCGCATTCCCATTATCATGGATACTGCCTTGCAAGCCTTCATGGTAGCCAGAAAAGCTCATCCTATCATGAGAATTCTGAAAGCTTTGGATTTTGAATGGTTACCATTTATGAGTCATGTGGCCGCATTAAATTACAATGTTAAAGTCTTGGTCTGGCTCCAAACAGATGGATGGTTGAATGTTAATCGAACCAGATTATATGAAGGTTGTAAACATTTTGACAAAAATTGCAAAACATTGGCCTACTTTGCTGCCAAAAGTGGTCATTTGAATTTGATCAAATGGGCCATTCGATGTGGTTACGATTATCATGCAGTTCGCAATGATGTTTACGAAGGTGCCATAAGAGGAGGTCACTTGCATATTTTGACGTACTTAATGATGAGGGGTTACGCTTTAAGTGAAGAACATATCAAGTACCTCATTCAGGTGGCGAATGCTTGTTACCAAACAGACATATCAAGATGGTTAACCAATCATTTTGGAACATTAGAGACATGCGAAAAACAAGCCGAACAATATGTCATGAATAATGACTTGCATGGTTTACAAATCATGCAAACCAATGAATTTACATTGGGTAGATTCATTTACAGATTCGCCATCAAATACAAAAAAGAAAATATCCTCCAATGGTTACTCGAAAATGATTATATTTGGACTGCGGATGACTTGTTTTACTGTTTGGATTTCTGGCCAGCACATAAACAAAATTATGATGCAAAGAAAGCCCAAGAAATCATTAATCTGTTCAAAAAATATGCACGCACATCATATCTCGAAAATATTATCAAATTAACGATTCACAAGGTCAGAATTGTTAAATTATAATGAATCCTAAACAAAGTGTGTTGGTATGTGGGATTGTTGTAAATATTGTGTGAATGAAAACACAATTTTTTCATCAAGGTTAAATTATTTAATCCTTAATGAAAAAAATTTAATAATCATATCCATGCCAAATGTTTTTCACCCGATCATGTTCCCATTCTATCCAGAGTACTTGCACTCCATAATTGGCACAAAGTCCAATACCATGCTTGACATCTTCATACCATGGACCGCTATAGTAATCACGGTTGGCTCCGACATAAAAGCCATAACCATGTCTTTTGCCAGCCTTCCAAAAACCCAAATATAATGAACCATCTGGGTACATCATTTTACCATGACCTTGTGGTAAAAAATGATGATCGTAGGACCCACAATAAATTAAGCCATCTGAATAAACAATGCGACATTTATTTTCATTGATGATGGTAACTTTATTATTTTGACTAGTAATCGATTTTAAAATTTTAATTTCATCTTCATGCCAAATCGCATTAATAACATCACCATTTGGACGATAAAAAATACCAGGTCCATTTCTTTCCATGGCAAAATCTACGTGACCAAAATATCGTGAACCATCAATATAAGTAATTTTGACAGTTTCCAATAAATAATCATTTATCCATGTACCTTCTATTGTCAAAATCAAATCGTCAGCTAACGTTTGCTTACCTTTGCCATGTCTAACTATGAAATGACCTTTTTCCGGACTAACATGACCTTCATATTTATGGCCACCATGATAATAAATCGTAGCATTGCCCACAATACACATACCTTGCCAATGTCCTTCAATTTCTTTAACCATGGAATGACCTTCCAAAATTAGTTTACCAAATCCATTAGGCTGAAAATCTTCGTTGATGAAACCAACATAAACTGATCCATTTTTATGAGTTACAGTCATTGGACCAATGGATTTATCTTCAAGCCATTGACCTTCTGCTGAAAAAATATGTTCTCCATTCAAAAATATTACTTTGCCTTTACCTTTTCTTATACCATCAACGTAATGACCAATAAATTTGAAAGTTTTTGTGATCATGACGGCTTTCCCATGAAGTTTCCCTTTTTTCCAATACCCTTCAAATATATTACCATTTTTCATCAAAGCCCTACCAAATCCCTCGGGTGAAGAATAAATAATAGTTCGATCTCTATTGAATTTTTGACGTAACTGGCCTGTATAAATCAATATATTGGAGCTATTCATATGAAAATTCTGGACCGTGGTTATCATGATTTGGTACTAATGATAGATAATTTGATATATCCCAATATAAATATATCAAATACTAATGTATTAAAATTTCAACTTTTGTGACAATGTCAGTTCCAAAAAAAATTGATAAAATAATGGCATTTTATAATATATGACCACATTATTTTCATCATCCAACATGAAACAATATATATTTTTTGTGTGTGTCCTTTTAGTGTGTAATATCATTTCGATAATTGGTGTTCCTTATACGGGTTGCGAATCAAATGTGACGGGACCAACCTCTATTTATCGGGACTACTATAATGGCAATGATAAATATTCTTTTTATGATCCCAGAACTTTTGGTGTGATTTTGTATACTGATCCTTGCCAACAAATAAACGATAATCGAGTTTTCCGTAAATTTGTTTCAAAACAAGTCGAATGTATGGGCAAATGGTGTGTTGATGGTGAGTTTTCTTGTAGTAGTTGACAAAAAAGATGATATATATGGAACTAATTGTTATCATGTAGAACATATTATTGATCGCCGCGGACCGGAATTCGCAGACGATCCAAAAATCAAAGATATTGCAGGTAACTTGGTCATGACTTGGGGTCGATGGAATTCTGCATTGGGAAATTTGGCCTGGAGAAATTATACAGCCAGTTCCAAAGAAAAAGCCATGGTTTACGGACAAGAAATCATGAATTTGGTACGGGAAACCATAAAAAAATGTCAAATCAACAAACAAAATGAAATCATTCATACATCGAATAATATTTCATTATCTGAAATTACAGAACAAACCATAAATGAGATAGACATTTGTACCGACATCTATAGTTGTGATTGTGATGATACTGATGTGGATTGTGGATGTGATTGTTCTGCCTATGAATCGAATATGTCGAGCACACACTGTCCAAAACAAATATATTATGTCTTGATGATTATTATTTTGGTCATAACTAATTTTTTGACACTAGTTTTTTTATCAATGTGTTACTTGTGTTACAAAATGAAAAAAACTAACCTATCTGCTTATAGACGACTTGATACTATTTAAATTATTTGCAATGATTATTTTACCAATTGACCAATTGGCAAAATAATTATTTCAAAAAAATGCCATGATTTATGATATGTTTTGATTTATTCTTCGTAACAACTCAAAATGGCACATTTGGTCACTTGACTACAAACATCATAAAATTTCGTAAGTGAAAAATTTGGAATATCTTTTTTTTGTATTTGATGCAAAGTAACGCTAAATAAAACATCACCATCACCAATTGTATTAAAAGGTCGGATGACCACGGCCAAATTAGTGTGACATTGGACCGCTAGTTGTTCTAATTCAATTGCATTTAATGATAAATTAGTGATGACCGCCGTCAAAGTTGTATTTTCGATATGAGATGCTGGAGTCACTTCAACGTAGGGTGAATTGTTACCACTTAATTTCCAACGGTCTCTAACCACTTGACCTTGCTCATTGCATAGAACACCCAAGGCATTAACCCCGGACACAACCAAAATTTTAACGCCATGATATTCTTCATAAGCAGCACCCTGACCATAAAATCCATCACCTGCCATACAACCAACACCTACTTGTCCCAAATAAATTTGGTTAGGCGTGACATTTTTGACAGCAAACCTGCCCAAATTTTTGTCAGGATAGATACGGTTATAGTCTAAATTGGCACTACGCAATGTGGCACCCGTAACATGACATTTTCCAATGTTACTATAATTTATTTGGCGTATTTCTTCAATAACACATCCTGATTTAGCTTCCATACCCAAAATACTACCGCCAGAAAAACAAATACCCCGGATTAAACGTTTGTCATTTCTGGTCAAATCTGCAGCATATGTAGTCACGGCACCGCCTCTGGCATCAACATGAAATGTGGTTTTGTCCACATTAAAACGAATATAAGTACAACCCGTTGGTCCCTCTGCATATTCCACCGAGGCGATCGATACTTCTGGAAAATTAAATGTCAATAATTTGTGACTGTAACTGATTTTGGGTATTAATTGGAGATTATCATTGGTAATGACATCAGAAACCACGTTGTCATTACTGATGGATGGCAACAAATTAAGTTTTGATCTCGCCGCCAAATATTTTTTCTTGTATTTCAAGTATTTTTGATAGGTTTGATGCCTTCGATACATTTATAATATTAACAAGTTATTTTGTTTCAATATACTTGTGAACCCAGTCTAGATTTTTATTGCGGATGGCTTTCTTGATTTCCGCCAAATGGTCTCTCGTGATAATATAATAATTGTCCACATAATAAAGTTGTCTATCGAAATTATCTACATATTGGTCCGCCAACTTGGACAAAATGTAATCCAATTGTTTAATAAAATTTTCTGGATAATTCCCGTCGAATAAATCTATTTTACGATCGAATTGGACCAAAACTTGGAACAATTTGTTGCGAATTTGATCGGATATTGGCTGATATCCCTCACCCACTATATAAAACTCGTTAGAAAATATATTAACTACACCTTTATAAATATACAATCGGTCAAAACATTGATACAATAAATAAATCATAGATATTTGAATTGGCTCGACTATGGGCATCATTAGTTTGGCCAAAAATGATTTGCCGGGTGATAATCCATTTAAAATGGTCACGAGTTGGGCATAGTGAACTTTTAATAGAGTATCAGATTCTGTGTCAAGTTCGTTGGGCACACCACAGTCGGATGTCACAAAATCTGCCTTAGCAATGTATGATTGGTAGTATTTAATGTTATCCACTTTGGTAATGTCACCCGTATTGTCAGCGCCCCAAAGCCATCTGTCTGGATACGCAGAAATTAAACCATAATCATCTCCAAAGGCGGTTTTGCGATCGGTACCATTTGAGTACAAATTTGGATTTAAACTTTGGGCATGCCATTCATGTTGCTTGATGTTGGTATGCGTTTTGATATAATGCATTGTGGCGGCAATAAAATTACCCGGAGCCTCACACAAATGAAAAGTTTTGATAGTGTCACTTTGATTTAATCCAATCCCGAAGTCTACGGCCATTTCATACATTTTTAGCCAGGCTTGGGAAATCTTTTTAGTGCCATATCGTTTTTCAATAAAAGTAGTCAAATGTTCTGCCCGATTAATGGGACTATAATAGCGAACTATTTTTTTGATCCGATACCAATCATTTATGTTGCGAGTGGAAATTAAAAAATTAGTCATATAAATTTTTCGACGAAGCTCTGCGTAGAGCGGTGGTATAGGAATTTTATTATTGGGTTCATGTTTTCGGAATAAGTATTTGGTTGGCTCAGTATAACCGTACATATCATTAAAGAATTTCATTTCTAATTTTTGATTCAAGATTTTCTCCCTGTAGGCAATATATTCAAACTGATATTTTTCACAATATAGTCGGGCATTCATTAATTTTTCTTCATTAGCTTTCTTAATGACAGCATTTTGTTTCTCCTTAGGCATTTCCTTAAGCTCGATCAATTTATCCAAATGCAAAATCTTGGTCATATAATGATACTTGTTGAAATTCTTAATGAATTTATAGTTGTCAGTTGGCTCATCTAAAATGGAATAAATGTACTTGACATTGGCTTTCGAATCTAATGGTTTTGGGTTGGGTAAATATTTTAAATATGTATCATAAAGTTTTGGATCCTTGATGGTGAATTTTTTGACAAGTGTGGGATCATAATCGCGAATTTCTCGAAAAACGGATCTCAATTTTTCCATAGTATCAGAATCAATTCCTTGATAATCTAAACAAATGATAAGATAACCACTATATTTATATTTGTTTTGGATTTCCGGAATATATAATTGAACATCTCCAAAACATTTTTGACAGATGAGTATTAGGTCACCCATTGCTTTGGTTCGAATTTGAATCGGGTTAAACACAAAATGACCATGTGGATTCAAATTGGTTAGGGCATAAATAACGACAGCCAAATTAATTGGAATGTTAAGATGATCCATCAAAATAGAACCAATCGTTTTATCATAATAAGCCAAAGTAGAAGAAATTAGATCATATGTTTTGTCCGACTGGAAAAATTTTTCATCAATGTATTTGTCATATGTTGTGACTTTCATTTTGATGAATTGATCCAAATATTTTAGATATGATTGCCAATCTTCTTTGGCCAGCGATGTATATTTTTCCATGAACAATACGTGATAATTAGGTTGGCAAATCTGATGACCACTCTCGGTGTCCCGACAAGTAATTTCACCAATGTACTTATTTTGGTAATAATGACATGCTTCCACAAAAACTGGGGAATTGGCAATTTCCAAAACATTAGGTTTATCCACTACCAACTTGAATCTGTAAACTATCTCGTAATAAAAATAAAATCCTCCAGGTGACAATGGTATGTATTTCGTAATGTAAATCTTGGGTTGTTTAGAATCCAAAGCATTTTTTTTCAAGTACAAACGACCTTGATAGGTTTCCACAAAATCCAATTTTTGATTTTGTTTGGCATGAATGTCTTGAGGTGCCACAAACTCGTAATCATTTAAGTAAAAGGAAAAAGTTATGGGTTGTAATGTCTCACTTGGAATAAATAATGATTGATAATAGCGTTCTTTGTGGTTGAATTTTCTGAAATATTTGGAGGCAACAAACTCGTCGTATTCCACTAATTGATCCGACCATTGTAACTTTATTCGATTCGACCATTTTAATTGATCGGACTGGCCACCTCGTTGGGGAAATTCAAAACATGGAGACAAATCATATTTCTCAATAATTTCACGATGTAGTTCCCTATTAGAGACATAAATTTTATGAGTTATGTCGCAATAAATATAATCATGACCCTCATACAAGTAAGCATTGGCAATATCATCGACCAAAATAATGTATTTTTTCCTGGACAATGCCAAATTATTTAAATTAAACTCAACAAACTTTTCCAAATTAATTAATCTTGGTTCGTCCGGTAATTGCAAAAATATATGAGCATGATTTTTGGATAATCGTTCGAGATAATTTTTATCCAAGAAATAAAATTTAAAATTTTCACGATAAACTAAAAAATTTTCCTCAATATATGCCGAATTTTTTTCGACGTCCAGAGAATTAATTTTTTCTATCGGATGCATATCCAGTGTGTTAGTATTTGGCAGAATTAAATAAAATTCCGCATTCAAAATGACATTTTCACAAGAATATTGAATGGGTTCAATACCGATTTGGTTCAATTCTTCGTTCGTATAGATAATTCTATGTGGATCCAAAAATAACATGAATTTATGATACTTGTTCCGATAAACTGGCAAGTTTAGATAACAAACTAACTGGTTAAATTCTGTATAGGTCACGGTGTTCGAACCAAAGACAGTGTCAATGTAAGTGGGACGACCGTAAATATCTGTAATTTTTATTTTGGTATAATAACTATGTAGTTTGTCTTCCACTTTTGTTTCGGATTCGAACAAAAATAAATAAAGAGTTCCGATGCCGTGAGAATTGGCTCCAGTTTTTTTGACACTGGGATGTTGCAAATTGGGGCGATCATCTATGAAACTAATCGTGATGACTGCCACCAGACGTAACCTATTAGCAACCAGATCTGATCTCATTTGCTCAGATAAATTGAAATCATCAGACTCATCAATTCCTGACAATTTCCACCCAGGTTGGATCTTATGTTTTGGTAAGATAAAACGAATAAATCGTGCCTGAGTATGTTCGGCACATAATGTATATAGCGTATTTAAATAATGTGACCATTCCACCAAATAATGACAACTAGACCGGTCTCCAGTATTTTTAATTTTTCTGGCAATAAAAATATTTCGACATATTTCGTATTTGTCCAATAATTGATATGGTCCAAAAACAAATTGTCGACGATTATAGGGCAGCATTTGGTTCAAATCCAAAGGCTCCGACTGGATAGTCAAAGGCAATAATTCGTGTTCGTCAAAATTGGCTTCACAAGTAAAAATTTGATCATCTAAATGTAACTCTCCATAGCGCAAAGACCGGCAACTTTTTTCCAATTCTGTTTGACTCTCGTTGACTGGATAATACTCTGTCTCCTTTAATTTTTGATAAAAATGTCTGTCATGGTCAGTAATTTTTTCATCTGTGGCATGCAAACACTGATCAACACCATGTTGTCTCCGTTGGAGTAAATTATACTTGGCATGCGAAATATTGTCCAAAGAAATTTCCTCATGATAAGAATATTTTCTCTCATTGTCCATTTCAAAAATTTGTGATAGATAAATTTTGTCCCCATAAAATCGTATGTATCTTTGATAAATATCAAGAATTTGGTCCAAATGATTCGGATCGGCTTGGACCAAATATAAATTAATGTGATTGGCAAATTTTGTGGGTTCGGTTTGGGTACGATAGGGTTCCATTTTGTGACTAATAATTTGATACAATCGATTGGTGGTTACATAATTTGCTGTATTTCTGGGATACAATTCTAAAAAAGTTTTGCCACGAACTCCCATAATTTTTTTGATCTCGTTGATTAATTTATTCATGCTAGTATATGAGTATATGTTATGGTGATATTATATTCTGGTTCACTAAAAAAAATTGAAAAAAATACATATTGGTGAAGCTCATTAATATGTTTAACTAGTTTAGTTTGTTGTTGAAATGGCAACCAAGTTTGGTTTTGACAAAGATAAATGGGACAAAGACGGTTGGAAGGAAATTTGTGCTGATCCAAAAAAACCACCATTGAGATCTTCCAGTGTATTTCATCCTTTGAGTAGATCCGTTTTTTTACAATCACTTAAATCTGTGATAGCGGAGTCTAAAATTTTGCCAACTAAAACTAAAGACACCGATATTCCAAAAATGTCACAATCATTTCCGGAAAAAACTGGTGTTATCACGTATAGAAATTTGGTATCTGGATCTACATTGTCTGGCAGAAAAAGGAGATTTTCGGATCCACTCGTTAATTTTCATGTGAGCCAAACAAGCCAAACAGAAACTTGTGAATCTTGCAGCAAGAAAATGAAAATTCATGATCTTGACATGGAACCCAAAGTAAAATCACAGAAATGTTCAACCCATACAAGTCTAGAAACAGATACGTCAAAGTATTCAGAGATTTGCAAATCATATGATCTCATTAAATCGGACTATCATTTGCATCAAATGGTCAATGTAACATTTGAAGATTTAGTCAAGAGATGTATCGAAATAGATTTGCCCAATGCCGAGAAATTAAATTTGACTCCAGAGAAAATTTTTGAAGACATCGAACAAATTAGAGAAACTGAATTCGATCCTGATATTGTCCGTCACATGAAAAATTATCCTCACAAAATCATTAAATTGACTGGCTTGGGTATGCGTATTGATGGTACCGATCATCAAGGAGATTTGTATATTTATTTAATTTTTGGGAGCATTTTTCCAAAACTTGACGTACAAAAACAATCTCTGCTGTCCGGAGTATATAAATGTTTGCGTGATGATTAGGAAAAATCGCGTATGAAAGCTCTTTAACTATGTTCTTGGCACCAAGAACATAGTTAAATATATAATTTATCGCCAGTATAATATACATCATGAGTGAAAACACAAATTTTTTGAGCCAATTAAATATTGATTTGCCCGGTATTAATGTAGATGCTTTGAAAAAATACTTGGAACAAACATCTATGGAAAACATAGAAGCAGGACAATTTTGTCAAATTCCTGTAGGGGAAACTACTATTGGTCTTCTCAAAAAGAAAGTCACAAATAAAGAATGTCGCAATGTTCACCAATTTTTGGATCCAGTTTGTTTGCGTGATCCAGAATAAATAATTTATATGATAACACTAATATTTGTTCAGTTTTCGGCGATAAATGCGACGATAGTTCAAAAGTTCCTCAAAAATGAATAATATTTTATATCCAACATTAACAAACAATTTTAGTAAATCCATAAACTTAGTATTGAAGTTATCCATATATGCCCCAAAATTTTCCCTCTCAACGGGGACATATGAATATTCGGTACGATATTTATTGATGAATTGATATTTCGTTTCATTATCAAATGTCAAAAAACGACTATAAATGATAATGAATTTCACAAGCGAATCAATATCCTCATATTCTTTTTTAATACTGATTAATTGAGTTGGTAATAAATCGAGATATTTAGTCTGGATATCATCAACGATACCCTGAATATGTTCGATTGATTTATGTGTCGAACGAATAAATTTGGCTGCTTCAAAATATGGATATTCAACATTGTCTCCATCGAATATTTTGGTACTATATTCTAAAACAGTATTAAAAAAATCCAACATATCTCGTCGGGTTTTCATTTTATTGGGAACACAAACACCACCACTACAATCATCTTGATAGGCATCCAAAATGCCAATGAAAAGAATTCTAGTAATTCGTTTATTATATTTGGGATCTAGCCATGGAATGAAATGATTTTGTTTAAACAAGACATATTGTAAATCATGAATCAAATCATTCAATCCATAAGACTGAATGACAATGTTTCGGCCAATATTTTGGTTACGTAGGTCGATTTTGGTGGTATGTTGTTGTTTATTTTCGAGAAACAATTCCCTGGCAGTGTCACCAAAAAATGGAACGGAAACATCAATAAATTCGGATGGAATTTTAATGGGTTGGTCTTTACCATTAACTAGGACATTGGATCCTATCAGGTTGGTACTGAATTTAATTCTCATCAGGTCAAAATTAATGATAATTCCTTTATGGGCTATGTGAACCATATTATTGAAAGTTATATAATGAATGAGTTTGTCTTGGGAATTCACAGTGGAATGTTGGTTGACCGGATCATTATCACATTTCATAATGGAATTAGCTCGCTTTTCAAAAACTACATCTTCCAATTTTGGTTTGTTGACAACAACATATTTTTTCCAAATATTTTTTGTATGGTCACTTACGAGATCATATTTAGGTTGGCCGATTAATTTTTCAAATCCATTGACAACATCTACGCGAATATTTTGTAGTTTCTCCAGAGTATAAATATGATTATTACATACGTGATATAATTTTTTATTGAGTAGTCTCCATAAATACATATTTAATTTTTTTTTCAACGACGCGACATTATCCTGGTCAAGATTATAACCTGTGTTATTAATTCCCAAATAATAAATAGTTTGCAAATATTCAATGGTTGCTACCAAATCATATATTTTGGTAAAATTAGTGATGGATGAGCTTTTGACAGTTATATCGGCGATAAAACCAATTGCTTCAGTAATGGCGTTTACCAAATCTTCGTAATACGAACGATCGTCTTCATCTAAATTTTCCACAAAATTTCTCCATCGATTTTCTTCGACAAGGTCACTAATTTTATCGTTTATGATCCCGATAAATTCAAAATATTTTTCGTTAGAGATAAGTATTTTCAATTTTTGATATTGTTCTGCGTAACTAAAATCATCATTGATATCATCTGTAGTATCCGGAATGTCAGCCATATCGATATTAATATTTGTGTTCTCTAGTATGGCCTCAAATTGTTCAGCAATTATGGCCAAAGTGGCAGCCAATATTCTGATGATACCACCATGTATCAAAATGAATCGTGCCGAACTTGATGCTTTGATATAAACAGAATAATCCACATCACTCACTTTAAAATTTTCTTTCAGGTTCGCAAAAAATGATTCAAATGTACTTGTGTCTTCAATATTATCAGAATCTACGTATGGTAAAATATTAGGGTTAGAATATTTTTGTTGTACATATACTAATTCGACATTGTTGAATATCTCTTCAATACTTTTTAAGTATAACTGCATAAAATAATTCATGACATTACCACCTTTGAAAACGAAATAAATTTTTTCATCGCCATATAATGGCGGACATTTATTATCTAATAAATAATCATTTATTTTACTACAAAGCATACTATTGATGATGTGAAAAGTATAGTCCAAAAATAAAAATCGAGTTTCCTCATCATGAAAAATATTTTTGACAAAGGCATCCGTCGTGATATCACGGTAAACCCGAACATTATTGGTTACCAAAGGTGAATTTTCGTCGGTTAATCCAGATGATACATGACTAAAGGTATAATTATATTTTTTTACTAAGTCGAAAAAATGATTGGATTCCATATATCGGTCTATATATTATGTCGATAATTATAAAAATATTTTTTCCAAGAAACTATCATTGAATAGTTGCTTGGAAAAATATATACAAGCACAAGAGAACAAAAAAAATGAAAAAAGAACAAAAAAAATGAAAAAAGAACAAAAAA